AACGCCTATAACGGCTAATATCCAAGACCACATAAACTACCCTACATGTAAGGGCATTATGGCGTCACAAGGGCATACAATGGCTTCTGGAAGGTCGTGTACCGATGTCTCAATAGTGATTACAGTTTTGCATTCTGGACAAGAATAAGAGTTTTTAGTCATGAATCAATCATACCACATCTGTGCTATGATGTATGAATGAACTGCACACACGATAATAAAAAACCCTATTACTATGGATATTTAAACAGTGATTTTGTTAAAAATCAATGGGATCAAGTTTCACCTTATGGTGGAACTATTTATTCAACAGAGACGCCTGAGTATTTTTGTCCTGATTGTTTAGAAGATTTATACGAATAGCAAGCAAACCATCATTAATAATTTTATTTCTAATTTTTTTTTGTTGTTTTTCAAATTTAGACAATTTTTTTTTATTTAATTTTCTTTTAACATTTTTGGTATGTCTTTTTTGTGTCATTATCCTTGATAATAATTCTTTGCGTGTAGTTTGCAAACACCAGTAACGATAAAATCTTTTTCATTTAAAATAACATCATCATATTTAGACTCATTGTCACAGTAAAAACATTTTTCTTTCATAATTTAATTATACCATTACACACAATCTGGGGTGTCCCAATAAGCCTTGCCAAACTCATCATAATCATCCCAACCAGCACCATTCATATCGTCTATCATTCCTTTGATGTCAAGTTGATAATATGTACCCCACATAGAATAGGGTTTATTGAGTATTTTCCACATTTTTGCATGATAGGTGTAACGCCAATTAAAATCACCATCTTCATCCATATAAACAGCCTTGATTAAATGATCAGCAGCAAGATCACCCAAAAAATTACCTATCCATCGTAATGGAAGTATCTTAGTCTTTTCAATCTTTGTTGTTCTTGTCATCTTTAGGCACCCATACTTTCTTTCCATCTTTCCACACAGGCCAATAGCCAAGACTGCGCCAGTCCATATTCATAATCTTGGGTTCTTTCATAATGTATTAATCATAGCATTTAATGCCAAATAAGTCAAATCTCATTTATATTTTTTTGATATAAATTATAAAAAAAATTTGTTAAAGAATTCATATCAATCAAACTCAAACCAAAGTGGTACTGTGTACCTACTTCCAGAAGTTATAACTTTTACTTCATGTGGATAATTAATGTTACCAGGAAAAATGAGTAAATCTCCAGTTTTTGGTTTTATTAAAAGATTTTGTTTAGAAAAATAAATTTCTCCACCATCATAAGAATCATTTAAATATATTAATCCAGACATATGGTGTTTTTCTGTAATACCAGTTCCATCATTACGTAAAGTATAAATATCATCTGAATGCATGGCCATTTTAGAACCAACATCCCATCTAACAATACTTCCAAAAGATTTATTTTTTATTTTAATTTCATATTCTTTTTCTACAATAGATTTAACTATAATTTTATATTTATCAAACTCATTAATATTTTTTATTTTAAAACTAGTATTCCAAGAAATTGGATTCATTTTATCATCAAATTGAGTTGGAGCAACACTTCCATCTATATTTTTAGTAAAATTTATAAATTTTTTACAGTCATCTTCAGAAATAAATTTATTTATTATTTTAATATTGTTTGTTTCATTACCTATTTTAATAAGATTATTTTTATAAGATTGAGATCTTTCAATATTATTATTCATTAGATAAAATCAAACCAAACAGGCATAATATATCTAGATCCATTTGTAGGAGCAACATGGTACCAATAATTAATATTTCCAGGGAATAAAATTAAATCACCAGCATTTGGCCTAAAAGATACTCCCTGATTAATAAAAGACAGTTCCCCACCATCATAGTCTTCATTAAGATATACCCAACCTGCTAAATGATTTGAATCTTTGTGTCCCAGATCATCAATTGGAACAGTAGGGCTATCATTATGCACCCACTGAGCAAAACGAGAGTTTCTTGGTTTTAGTTTTACCCCGTATTCTTTTTCTACTAAATCTTTAATAGCAGGAATATATTTTTCTGAATAAGTAAGTGAGTCATAATACAATAAAGATAGTGTAGGTTTTCCAGAACTATCTGGTTTAAGAGAGCGGTTATTGCTTGTTTCTGTGCTATTAATTAATTTTATAATATTTTCACATTCTTCTTTACTTAAGTAATTTTTAAATATTTTAATATTATCAGGATTGTTTCCAATTTTAGTAAAGTTTTCTTTTGTTGATTCAGATATTATAACTGGCTTTGGCTCATTAAGTTCTACATTATTAAAATTTTTTACTAATTGAAGTAGTTTACTAATATCTGCTTGATCAGTGTGTATCATAAAATCATATATTTGAAATTTTTTCGATAGATCTTTTATTTGTCTAATAACATCTACCATTGTGCCTTTTACATGGTGGTGTTGTTTTCTTACTGGAGCATTTTTATCATATTGAACATATTTTTCTAAATCTGGATGCTTTATAATAAGCGGATCAATTATAAGTATTGGTTTTACTTTAGCAAGATTAATTTTTTTAAACTGATCCCTGTACAATAAGTTATCATCAACATATATATATTCTGTATGTTTATTTGCTATTTCAATTGTAGTATCTGAAGAACCAACAACTGCCATGTGAGTCTTATGTTGATGTTTTTCCATTAAAGCCATAACTTTATCCATCCAAACTGCAGATATTGCTACTCTTTTTTCAAGAGTATCAATTAAAGATGGGTCATGCATGTAATGATCTAATACCAATCTTTCTGAGGGTCCATTTCCTTCGTCTCCCCATCTTCCAGCAACAAGGTTTACGCCAATTCTTCCAGGAGCAAAACGATTAAGTGTTTCACAAATTTTTGCAGCGTAATCAGGACTTGTTCCGTATGCTGGCAAAGCAATTGTCATAATTAGTTGATTAGTTTTTTGTAAGGCTTCTTGTATAACTAAAGAAAAATCAATGCCACCTGGACCATATGGAAGCAAAACAGATTTTACATTAGCATCATCTAGTTCTTGAGCCATTTTTAATATTCCGTTAAGATCTAAATGCTCAATGCTATCATTTATCTGCCAATGTCTTCTCCACATCCAATGAAATGTTATAGGTTTATTATTGTCCATTTTTTATCACTCTTCCTTTTATTTTAAACCAAGAACCTATTTTGGCTTTTGCTACCTTAGTTCTTAAAAGTTCTCCAAATGTTTCATGATATATGTCTGAACCAAGATACTCTTGTCCAGTTTCAAGATCAATTAGTTTCCATTTTCCAGGAGCCCTTGTATGAAGGATTAAATCAATAGGGTAATCGTAATCATCTACCTCAGAACCGTCTAAAAGTTTTCTTTTTTTATTTGTATTTTTCATTTTTAAACTATCGTAAACCAAATAGGAAGTGTATATCTAGTTCCAGAAAGAACTTCTTTAACTTCATGTGCGTAGTGCATATTTCCAGGAAATATCAAAAGATCTCCAATTTTAGGCTTTATAGTAATATCATGTGTAACAAAACTAATCTCTCCACCGTCATAATCATCATTTAAATAAATAAGAGTTGGTATGTGATTATCTGTCATATAACCAAGATCATCAACATGAAGATTTAGACTGGTTCCTTGCTCCCACTTAGCAACACTAAGTTCATAACTTTTTGGTTTTATACGATCAAAATTATATAGTTTAATTATTTCAGCAGCAATTTTACGCCTAATTTCAAACCTATCTTCTATTCCAGTATAAACATGCATCCAATTTACAGCATTGCCTGAATTATCTTTTTGTGATTCAAAACTAAATTTTTTATTTTCATCTATATTGTTTAATAAATATTTAATTTCTTTATCTGACAAAAAATTTGGTATTAATTTTATATTTTTTGATGAGTTCCCAACTTTTTTAAAAAACTCATTGTATGATTCCATCCTTTGAATTTCATCTGGGTCATGACCAACTGATATGTTATTTACTGTGTATGCCATGTAATCATTATACACTATGCTAAATAAAGTATAATAGACTCATGAATGAAACAATACTTTACATATTGTATAGTCCAATCTATAATGCTGTTAAAGTAGGCATATCAGATATATCAGGAAAAAGATTTGCAAAACACAAAACTAAAGGTTGGCTACTTGTTTCATACTGGCATTTTTTTGAAGGGGATAAGGCAAGATCTATAG